TCAATCAAGGCTAATACAATGGCAACTCTGATTAATGCAGGTATGCATGGAAGACATGCTATTAAGTTGTCGGAAATTTCGCCTGATGCTGAGACGGTGTGGAATGACAGTCGTGAACTTATAGAGATGAAGCAACATAAAATGTTTTCCAACGAACCAACGTCATCGTCAACAGCTTCGGGTAGCACCAAACTTAAAGCTGATACCATTAACGAAGACAGAACGTTGCAGGACGAATCGGATCAGACAGCAAACAGTCCGTTCATGGGTGGCATTAACAGCAATCAAAATTAACGAGGTGATATATGCCTATACCAACCTCATTTGATGAACTTAACAGATTGGTCGGCTACAAAAGGTCAATGCCCATTGACAAATATTTCGATGAAATGCCGATAACAACTGAACAGAAACGATTAAGAAAGGCATTTGCCAGACGCCTAGAAGACGAGATGGTCTGGCTCATGTCTTTTTTGTTTTACACGCGAGATAATCCGCAGTACATGATGGCTCTCGAAGAAATAAGAGAGCGATACAGAGAATGTGCTGATAGAGACTTGTTGTTTGATGCATATGTTGCAGAACGGATTAATCGGGCAACAGCGGATATTGTTTCAGCAACATCACGACACGAAGATGATCCGTATTTCTATTCCAAAGACAGGGCAAGGCTCATATCGGAAAATGAATCAAATACGATATGGTCTTATACAGAATATGAAAATGCCATTAAAAACAAGTCCTATAAACGGTGGAGAACCATTATGGACGGTCACGAAAGAGATAGTCACGCAGAAGTGAATGGAGTAGTCATGCCAATTAATGAACCATTTGTCCTCGCAGGTGGATTACTCCAATATCCAAGAGATGAATCGTACTCGCCAAGTGACGAAGAGATTATTGCGTGCCGTTGCGGAATTGAATTTTTCTAAAGATATTACCGCCATTGGCGGTTTTATTTATATATCAATAGTCAGAGAAGACTATAATCGCAAGCAACCTAGAGAAAGGTTGGATAAAAATAACGCAAGGTCAGCACAGACGATAAAAGCAGAAAGAGGTTAATTTTATGAAGTTTATGAACAACCATTACGGTCAAAGTCGGATCTTTAAACACGCACGCAGAGTTGCTCCTGATGGTGCTGATGCGCTCGGTGGAGATGGTTTTGCGGAAGGTGTAGATGGGTCTGGCGGCGGCTCTGGCACTGATGGTGCAGACGGTTCCGATGATGCGGATGGAGATGGCGAGGAATCGCTTGAAAGTCTTAAAGCAGAACTTGCCAAGGCGAAAGCTGATGCGGAACGCTTCAAAAACGCAATCGATAAGAACGCGAAAGAAGCCAAGAAACTCAAAGGTCAGCTAAACGAAGCCAATGCGAATCTCAGAGCAAAAATGACGGATGCTGAGAAAGAAGCAGAAGCGCAGAAAGAGAAAGCAGAGGAACTTGAACAGGTTCGAAGCGAACTCCGCACAATCAAATACAGTAAGCGTCTGATGGGTGTAGGTATGCCAGAAACAGACGCGGAAGAGATGGCAAAGGCTATTCCAGAATTGGAAGATTCCGATGCCTTTTTTGATGCTCTTGGCAAGTTTGTAGAGTCCGTTAAAAAGACAGCAGGTGAAGATAGACTTCAGAAATTTATTGCGGACAACAAAATTGATGTATCCGCAGGACAGGGTGATTCCCAGAAGGATGATCCTGCAATGGCTTTTGCAAAACGTGTAGTTGAGCGAAACAAGTCCAAAACATCAGGTAGCAACAGTGACATTATTAACAATTTCCTTTAAAGGGGGACAAACAAAATGGCAAGAGGTGACATGAAAGTTGATTCTCTGGCAGTTAGCCGTGAGATCGAAATTCTTAACCGCAAAGAAAATGAAGCCGTTGCAATGACAGTTGATTACACAGGTGTCAATACTACGGCAGACAACGGAGAGAAAGTTGTCAGGGCTGGTACTCCGGTTGACAAAGACGGAAAGGTTGTTGGCGCGACTCCGTGGACAGGTGCAGTTGGTCTGCTTCTGCATGATGCTTACGAATCTCATCCGCAGGTTGCAGTGCTGAAGGTTGGTTATGTACACACCACTCGCGCACAGCAGAATTCTGGTCTGACTTATGATGCGGCACTTACAACTGCTCTGAATGCGGCGGGATGCAGAATTGCGTTTGAGGAACCGATCATCGCAACCGCTTCCGGTTCTACCACGACCTGATAGCAAGCGAAACGAAACTTAATGACAACAACTTCAAATACATTTGGAGGAAAAAATAATGAGATTTAATGATGTATTTACAGCGCGGTCTATCGCATTTCAGTTGACCAACGATCGGAGCAATGCCATTCCGTATCTTGGCGAAGCGTTCTTTCCGCGCAAAAAGAAAATGGGTATTGATCTGAAATGGATTAAAGCACACAAGGGACTTGGCGTTGCACTGAAACCGTCTACATACGATGCACTTGCAACAATCCGTCCGAGAGAAGGATTCCAAGTTCTCACCGAGGAAATGCCGCTGTTCCGTGAAGCTATGAAGGTTTCCGAGCATGACATGGCTGAGATTCAGCGTGCGGCTGACTCCAACGATCCGTATCTGAACGATGTTATCAATCATGTGTTTGATGATGTTGCAAATCTTGTTGAAGGTGCAAATATCGCTTCTGAGCGTATGCGCATGTCTCTGCTTGCTCCGATTAATGGCGATGTTAAGATCTCCATCGGTCTGGCAGACAACACCATTTACAACTACAACTACGATGCAAACGGCGCGTGGAAAGCAACAAACTACGCTTCTCTGTCTGGTCAACAAGACGCATGGGATCAGGCATCCAGTGCGGCTCCGCTCGATGATATGCAGACAGGTGTCGATGCAGTTGCTGACAAAGGTTATGCGGCTAAGTATGCAATCATGAACACAACCACTCTGAACCTTCTGATTGCAACCGATCAGATGAAAAATGCGCTGATTACCATCACTGGCAATCCTGTTGACTTCCTTGACAGAGCAACTGCTAAAGAAGTGTTCCAACGCAAGACTGGTCTTACACCGATCATCTACGACAAGAAGTACAAAGACTATGACGGTACATCCAAGAAATACTATCCAGACAATTATGTAACAATTATTGGTGAAGATCAGGTAGGTAATCTCTGGATGGGTACAACTCCTGAAGAGCGTTCACTGATTGGCGATCCGAAGGTTGACGTATCTGTTCTTGATTCTGGCATCGCAGTAGCAATCCAGAACATCTATGGACCGCCTGTACGTCATGAGACAACCGTATCTCAGATCGCACTTCCGTCCTTCGAAGGAATGGATGCTGTTTACGTACTCAAAGTTAAATAAATTCAGCGAGGTATAAGCAATGGTATTTGACCACATTGTTAAATACAATGGCACATACTATGCGGCAGGAGAAGATGTACCGATGGAGCAGGAGACGAAAAAAACTTCTGCTCCATTTGTTTCTCCCAAAACCGATGATGTGCCGAAAGAAGAAACAAAAAGACGTGGCAGACCTGCTAAGAAGGAGCAGTAATGGCAATCACAAGAGAAGAGTTAATTCATGGTCTTGTCGTATATGCGGCAGATGATTACACAGATGACCAACAAACTTTTCTTGAAGATTGTGTTGACGGAGCCATACAGGAAGTAATGAACGAGATGTGTCCGTGGGGATTGTCGGATGATGACTACGAAAAGTATCAGGAAATTGCACTGAAAAGATATTCGTGGGCAATCAAACGAATTGCACAATTCCATTACGACAAACAGGGCAAAGGTGGTGTGACCACATTCTATGAATCAGGTCAGACGCAATCCTATGAGTCAGGCGGCACTCCAAAACAATATCTGAGTGGCATAGTTCCTATCGCTAAGATCGTATAAAAGACGGTGAGCGCATGTCATTGGCGTGACATTGAAAGTCCCCACGTTGGTGACGTAGGGTGTTTCCATCGCAAGATCGAGGTAGGGAACGGAAACATAATCAGAAAAGAGGGACTTAGAAATGAGAAATGCAACACGCAGAAAGCAGGATATATGGTTTGTCAACCGAACCAAAGATGATAGCAATATCGATCCTGCATATACATACGACAAACCAGAAAAACATCGGCTTTCTGTATCGTCCACCAGCGGTAGTCCTGCTGAGATGAACTTTGGTATCTTGCCGAATTATGACAGGTATATGGTTTCCTATGATAGAAAATTCCAACCTGTAGAGGGGATGTACTTATACATCGACAAGACTCCAGAGTTGGACGAGAACGGAATGTTGGTTTTGAATGAGTCGAATGAACCGACCGTAAAACCCGATTACATTCTTGACCGAATCTACGATACAAAGAAAGGCATTCTTGCCAGATATGGCATCAAGAAAGTTAGCGATAAAGACTAATGCGTAAGAAAAAAACAATCAAACTTCAACTGTCCGAGCGGTCTATAAATGCCGCAGTGAAGGAATTGGAAGAGTACAAAAACTCTTTAGTAACCAAAACAAGAGAACTTGTAGAGGAACTTGGACGGATTGGCATCGAAACAATAACCAATAGCCTTGCACAAGCCGAAGGTGATTCCGACACAAACATCGAACGTCTGGTCGAAATCAAAGCGGTCGGAAATAGGATTCGCGCAACACTATATGCAAGAGGAAGACATATCATGTTCCTTGAGTACGGTGCTGGAATTCATTACAACGGCGCGGCAGGTCAGAGTCCGAACCCGAACGGTCAGAAGTTTGGATATGTAATCGGTTCATACGGTAAAGGTCATGGTGCAGAAGATTCTTGGGTATATTACAACGAAGAAACTGGTGGATTCAGAACATCACAAGGTACAAAAGCAGTAATGCCAATGTACAATGCTGACGATAAAATCCGCAAAGAATTCAGAAGCGTAGCAAAGAAAGTATTCGGTGGATGACATGGACAACAATACAGTAACGGTGGACATCAATCAAATATACAAAGCATGGCGTGGGTTCCTCATAAATCATTCCGTTGCCAAGCATTTTGGAATGTTTAACGATAAATCCGTTGCCGAGTTTCCGTATTGCGCACTGACACTTGTTGGAAAACCGACAAACGTTACGGACTTATCCAACTATGAAGTTACGGTTGATCTGACACTTCAAACCGATTGCTACATCGATAACTCAAAAATCAGCGAACTGTACGTTATGGATGATGCGTGTTGGCAATTTTTCAACGAACTAGGATTCAGACGGATGGGTGATTCCGCATTAAGTGTAGTGGACAACTCAAACGTCAAACGAATCACATCAAGATTCACGATGAGAAACTTCGCAGGAAGGTTCTTAAAGGATATAAGCTAAGCAACGTATAAACGGCACTCTTTATGAGTGCTTTTTTATTGCTCAAAAGAGCAGAAAGGAAGTCGAAATGGCTAGACTCACGACCCTTGGGGTTACTTTCGGTAGAAAGCTGTTTGCGTGATAAATGCGTAGCAAATGGTATGCCGTCCGCAATGAACCTGTCGAGTAGATTGCGGATGATTAGGGATGAACGAAACTGGGAAACGCTTTGCAAGCGCAATCAGACAGCGAAGGTCATGTTTAAAAACATGGTCAGCGGCAACGAGTAGAGATTGAACCTTATGCTGAGATGCATAAGAATATAACATCTCCAAGAGGCATCCCCATCGGACAGGCATTCCGCAGAGGAATGAGATGAAAAGGTACTCTGAGCAATGTCGTAATGGCATTGAAGTTAGGATAAAGAGCCTAACGATAACAAAACTGTACGGAATTGAGACAACCGCTGGGACTAAACCTGCTACCTTCACACGGCTTGAAGAAGCGTCCAGTATCGGCGGCATTTCTCTGGACACGGAGCAGATTGATGTT